AGATATGGTATAGAAAGTTCTTCGCTACCCCATTGAAGAACATTTTCATTTAGATCACACCATTGACAAAATTTTCTTTCCCAACTACTACGACAGATAATATTGCCTGAATCACCGGCATATTTTACAGGAAACTCTGGTTTATACCTACTTTTTACACTTTCTCCCATGTATCTTATATACATAGTACATACAGGTTTATATATTTATAAATGGTGTTCCCTTCTCACCCAGATTATACAGCATCTTTTTTAAATCAAGGTGCTGAATCGATAGGTTCAGTTAACGAGAGTACTCCTAGTTCTGGTGCAAAGCATTTTAATGATATTGCGGCTAAGATTCTTCAACCATCATTAACATCTCAATTTGTAGTTTCAATTACTGAACCTGGGAATGGTACTATAAAGTCTCGTGAGAAATGGAGTCAAGCAAAAAAAGATGCTGGATTAAATTATAATACTGGAGCACAAGAGACACTTTATCTTCTTTGTTCAGAAACAGTTTTGCCAGGATCAAGTCTTGCAACACATACGATAACTAGTGATTTTACAGGTGTTACAGAACAGCATGCCTATAGAAGAGTGTATGATAATAAAATAGATTTTACTTTTATGGTTCCTGCTGGTGAGAATGCATATATTCCTATTAGATTTTTTGAAACATGGATGAAATATATTGCTAATGAACCTTATAATGATGATTTAGAGAAACCAAATCATTCTTATAGGATGAAATATCCAGCTGAGTATTATGCACAAGGTGTAGCAGTAGAAAAATTTGAAAAGGATGGTTTAGGTACAAACTTGGTTTATAAATTTGTAAACTGTTTTCCTACTTCTATAGTATCGATGCCAGTGACATATGATGCATCACAGATATTAAAATGTACAGTTTCGATGTCATATATTAGATACTATATTAATAGTGTTCAAGGTAAGAGAGAACCAGCAGCGGAAGTGGTAGAGGCAGAAAAGCAAGATAAACGGCCTCCAGTTACTTCACCACCACCAATTCCTCCTACGCATAAGTGGTTTACCGCAACTGGTATGCAGATACAAAGAGGACAATTAGGTCAACGATTAAGAACAGCAATGAGACAACAAGGAATTTCTCCTAATACAACTCGTGTCCAATATCAAAAATTGCCAAACAACCAAATTAAAATTAGGAAATAATTCTTCATTGACCTGCTAAATAAACATACTGAAATTACTATAGGATATTATGCCTTTACCAAAGATCGTTACACCAACTTATGAACTTGAGTTGCCATCAACAGGAGAAACAATTAAGTATAGACCTTTTCTTGTTAAAGAGGAAAAGGTACTTGTCATTGCATTAGAGAGTGAAGACACTAAACAGATTACTACTGCAATTAAAACAGTACTTAAAAATTGTATTCATACTAAAGGAATTAAAGTAGAATCACTTCCTACATTCGATATTGAATATCTATTTTTAAATATTCGTGGTAAGTCTGTTGGTGAAGAAATTGAAGTTAATGTTACTTGTCCTGATGATGAGACTACTACTGCTCAAGTAAAGATTAATCTTGATGATATTAGTGTTCAAAGAGATGATGAACATACTAATCAAATTAAACTTGATGATTCTATTATGATGGAACTTAAGTATCCATCGTTGGATCAATTTATTAAATCTAATTTTGATATGGCAGATGAAAATCAAATGGATCAGTCTTTCCAATTGATTGGTCAATGTATTGATAAGATCTATACTGAAGAAGAAGTATGGGCTGCAGCAGATTGTACTAAGAAAGAAGTGAATGACTTTTTAGAATCAATGAATTCTAATCAGTTTAAAGAGATTGAGAATTTCTTTGAGACAATGCCTAAACTTTCTCATACAATCACAGTTAAGAATCCAAAGACAAAAGTTGAAAGCGAAGTAGTAATTGAGGGACTGGCATCTTTTTTCGCTTAGTCATGGTCCATATGGACCTGGAGAATTATCTCCGACTTAATTTTGCTTTGATGCAGTATCATAAATATTCATTATCAGACATTGAAAACATGATACCTTGGGAAAGAGATATCTATGTTGAACTTTTGAAGCAGCATCTTGAAGAAGAAAAATTAAAGCAACAACAGGCGCATGGCATCTAGTTCTAAAAACATTTTAAGTTTAGTACCTAGCGGTAAGAAAGCGCCTAATGTTGCTGCCGAAAAGATTGATGAAAGGGTTTTAAGACTTCTTGGCATTGAAGCCTTTGAAGTCGAGATGGATTATGATACTTATAAGGATGCATTGCGCGAATTTATGGCCAAAGGTCGCGCATCCAAGACTGAGATACCAAGTGAGGAAGTTGAAAGAGTAACTAATGAATGGAAGAGAGTAAAGAGTAAGAAAGGTAGATTTGTAGCAAAGAAAAAGGTAATAAAAGCAGAGAATATAAAATCAGGTGGTGGAGTAGGAGTAAAAACAACAACAGTTTCTGCTCAAAAGTTACTTCCTGGTACTGCAGAACCGCAGAAGGAGAAGGTTAGTGTATTAGAAGGTATTAAAACTTCTCTTGATAATATTGCAAACGTTTTAAAACAAAAAAATAAATTTGATAGGAAGCAAGCTGCGGATGAGGAGAAAGATGCAAAGAGATCACGTAGAGAAAAAATATTAGGAGGTCTTAAAAAAGGTGTAGGTGTTATAGCAAAGGCAGCAGATAAGATATTAGGACCTGTAAAATCAATCTTTCAAAGAATTTTTGAATTTTTTATAAAGATGGTTTTAGGACGTGCATTGATAAAGATGATGCAATGGTTGGGTGATAAAAAAAATCAAGGTAAAGTTAAAAGTATTATTAGGTTTTTTGAGGATTGGTGGCCTGCTTTATTAGGCGGTTATATTTTATTTGGAACAGGATTTGGTTCTTTTATTGGTGGTTTTATTCCCATGATTGGGGGTTGGATTGTTAAATTGGTGAGTGTAGTTGCATCTAATCCATGGTTAGCAGCTGCAGCAGCTGGTATAGGATTATTTGCTGCTGGGGCATTAATTCCTAAAATGTTGCCAGGAACAGTAGATGCAGAAGAAAGAAAAACTGAGAAAAAAGTTGAAGAACAAGGAGAGGATACGGTTAGATCACAGTTAGAACAGCAAGCAAATAACCCAAATCTTTGGCAAACACTTACTGGAGAATCTGCTGAAGCACAAGAACAACTTCATAAATTAGATACTGGTAAAACAAAATCATATGGATTTTTTGGTGGTGGATTTGGTGGTGGATTGAAAGGTGGATTGTTGGGTAGTATGTTTGGACCACTTGGAATGCTTTTAGGTGCTGGATTGGGTTCAGGTAAGATTCAAGATTGGTTTGGTGGATTAGTGTCAGGTGAAAAGGGTGTAGATAAAATTCCTGCTATGTTATCTGATCAGGAATTTGTAATGAGTGCAGGTGCAGTACGGCACTGGGGTGTTGATCAGATGGAACAGTGGAATGCTGCAGGTGGTGGAACAAATAGACCCACGATGATGAAGGGAACTACTTATGCTGCTGGTGGTGGTCATATGGGTGATAAAACATCTGGTGATGGTCCTAATAATGTACCAGCAGCAAAAGAAAATAAATCCCCAGGAGCATGGTATAAAGATAAACTGAACCAAATTTATATTTGGCAAGCTCCAATATCAGGTTCTCAAGGATTTTGGATGAAGAGTAATAGACCTGGAGTGGGTTCAGAATTGAAACCTCCTAAAGTAGAAGTCGGTGATATTAATATTAATACTTCTGGTTCTGGAAAGTTACGATCTACATCTACACAACATAATGTGATGGCACCAAGCGGTGGCCGGATGGGTTATCTTAATACAAAGACTGGAAAATGGACTCCAAGAAATTGGACTGATGCTGGTAAAAAGAGGTATACGGAGAAAGGAGGAGAATTGAATGAGTTAAAACCACAAGGATTTATGAGAGGTCTTGCTGGTTTGGGTGATATTTTTGGACTTGGATTAACTGATTTTGATCACCGAGGAAGTCAGAAACTTGGTGGAATAGGTTTTGATCCAATTTCTGGTGGTGTTGATAGGCAATGGGGATCAGAAAGGAATTTATCTAAGGCATTACAAGTTAAAAAAGCATCGCAGGCTAGGTTAGATAAGTTAAGTAATGAAGGTAAAGCACATCGATCTTTTACATCATGGAATCAGAAAAAAGGTATACATGAAGTTAAAGGAAGAGGAAAGAGGTTTGATGCTGAAGAGAATGCACGGCAAGAATCAATTCAGAAACGTGGTGGTTGGTGGGGTCAATTTACACGAATGATGACTACTGATCGTGGTTATACGGATAATAAAGGAAATTGGAGAGATCTTAACGTAGAAGATAAAGCAGCAACAGCAAGAATAAAACAAGCAGGGGCTGCTGCTATTGGTAAATATTATTCTTCATCTGATGGAAAATATTATGGTAACTATCAACAAGCAGTAGATGCAAGAAAGGAAAGACTTTCTGTACTTGCAAAGGATCAGGCAGCATCTAAAAAGCAATTACCAGGACCACCAGTAAGACCTACTGTAAAAGTAAATACTGGTGCTTCTAGTGGTGATGCCGGTGGTGGTGGGGTTACTACTCCTTCTTCTCAAGCAACAACAGAATCTCCAACAAGTACGCCACCAATATCTGCTAGTTGTAGCGCAGCAGATCGTGACAAATATAATACTACTAGTTTCTTAGGAATTAGATTACCGTGGTGAGAATAAATGGCAACTAAAGCACTACCAGCAGCAAAAGTAAATCCAACGAAGTTTCTACCTTCAAGTACTAAGAAGGTATCTTCTGCTAATCTTGTAAAGATGGGGAAGAAAGATGATGAGAGTGGTGAATTAGTTGTAGTACATTCAAAAATAATTAAGATAGAAAATCTTATAAAGACTAATTTTAAGATTGAAAAGGATGCTGCAAATAAAAAAAGAATAAGAACAGAGAAACAAAAGCAGCAAGTTAAAGAGGATGAACTAGAAAAGAAACCAGAAGGTGATGAAAAACCTGGTAAGAAGATTTCTTTACCACGACTTTCATTCTTAGAAAAGATTAAGAATTTTCTTTTTAAGATGATTCTTGGTTTTGTTGCTATTAAATTACTACCACATCTTCCAAAGTTATTAAAATTCCTTCCTGTATTAGCAGCAGCTACTGAATTTGTTTTGGATTGGGCAGGAAAAATTTTAAATGCAATAGTAACTGTTGTTGATTGGGGTTATAAACTTTATGATACATTTAGAGGATTAGTAAAGAATATATTTGGTGAAAAGGGTCTTGAAAAATTTGATGCACTTAGTAAGGCTCTTAACACTGTTTTAAATGCTTCTCTTATTGTAGCAATGGCAATGGCCAGGATGGCTCCTGGGATGTTTGGTCGAGGTGCTGCAAGTGGTCAAGTTTTCAAGCGTGGTGGTCAAACACTTTTAGCTAAAAAAGGTGGAAAATTAACAAGTACTGCAGCTGCTAGGAAGTTTGCTTTAAAGCATGGTAGAAGAGCTGCAACTAGGCAGGTTGGAAGTGAAGGTGTTAAGGCATTAGGTGGAAAGTTTGCACGCTCTCAAGCGACAAATCTTGCCCGAAGAGGATTTATGATGGTGGTTGGGAAGCAAGGAGCTAAAAATATTTTAAGATTAGTAAAACCTCTTGTTAGTAAAATACCATTTATTGGTGGATTGTTGGAGTTTGGATTATCATGGGCTCTAGGAGATCCTATTGGTAAAGCAGCATTTAAAGGTATTGGTGCTGGATTAGGAACATGGATAGGTGGTCTTCTTGGAACTTTAATACCTATTCCTTTTGTTGGAACTGGTATAGGTATGTTCCTTGGTGGTACTGGTGGAAGTGTGTTAGGTGGTGCAATATATGATGCAATTTTTGGTGGTAAGACGAAACCATCTGAACCGCCAACAAAAGTACCTGATGTGGAGAAGATGTTTGGTGGTGGTAAGACAGGAAGAAAGTTAAGAACAAGATCACGTAGAACTTCTAGAAAAATTAGAAGGTCTCTACCTAGGGTTATACCGTTGCCCTTGGTGCCTGGAAGAGATGTAGGTGGTGAGAAAAAACTTGATAGGATGTTCCCAGATACTGAGAATTATCATAAATTCAAAGAACATGGAACGGATAGTGCATGGTGGGATCCTCTTGGTGTTTTTACTGGTACTACTGGTATTACTGGTACTAGGGTAACTAAAACACCCATGGATCCTATGGGTTATATTAAAGATGTTTATGATAAGGATATTAAGACTCCTTTCTTTGGTCCTCTTATGGGAGTGAGTGTTAAAGCACTTTCAGGAACTAAACCATCAAAAATTGATTATTGGAATATTGGAAAAGGATTAAACGCATGGGTATATGATATGTTTGGTGATGTAGAATTAGGGTATGCTGGTGGTGGTGAAGCAAGGGCTAATATGTTATTGGATGGTAGAGATTTATCAAATGTTATTGCAAGATCAGTTGAGAAAAGTATTGATAGAACAGTTGAGGATACGATTAATGATTTAAGGCATCAATTAACACTTGGAAAAATGGGTGCTGCTGCTGGTGATTCTGCGACTGGTGCTGGTGAAGTTAGACGACCTGGATTTAGCCCAACTGGTCAGACTTATGCTACTGAATCTTCAGGAGAGTATGGTGATATTTTAGATCTTATTTCTAGTGTTGAAGCAAAGTCTTATGATACTATTAATTCTGGTCATATTGATGGTTTAAGTACCATGACTATTGCTGGTGCTAGACGTGCAGCTTTAAATGCTGGTTATGGATCTGGTGCGATGGGTAGATACCAGCAGATGCCTGATTATGTATTAAAGAGAGCAAGGGATATTGGGTTAGATCCTAATAAAGATTTGTTTAGTCCAGAAAATCAGGATAAACTTGCTATCTTATTGATTAATGGAGGTGGTTATAAAGCATGGAAATCTGGTAGTATGACTACTGAAAAGTTTGCTTATAATCTTGCTGGAACTTGGAGAGGTCTTCCAGAAGGTCCAAGTAATTTAACATATCAAGATCGGTTTGCTTCTGGAAATAAAGCACATACTACTTGGGATCATGTAATGAGTGTGTTGAGTGGTTCAAAGACAAGTGGTAGTGTTGCTAGTGGTACTTATGGTAATAAAGGTGGATCGCTTGGTCTTGCATCAACAGGAGATGAAACGACTTATCAGAGTGGTGCAATAACACAAATTCCAGATCCAGGTGGTTCTGATTATGGATATTATAATCCTGCTGGACCAGGATCACGTAAGAGAGGACCACATGGAGTTGCTGGTGAAAAAGGTATGTCTGGACATATTCCTGCACAAGGACATAGTGGTGAAGATTATGCAAATCCAACAGGAACACCTCTTGGTATAAATGAACCAGGAAAAATTGTTGATGTTAATACTGATGGTCGTGGAGGTGGTTATGGTAATTTCCTTGCTATTAAATTGAATAATGGATCCTTTCTAAAACTTTCTCATCTTAATTCAGTGTATGCTAAGATGGGTCAGGACGTTGGTGGTGGAACTGTTGTTGGTACTGTAGGAAGTACTGGATTGTCTGACGGACCTCATTTGCATTTGGATTATGCTAGGAAATATACAAAAGCGAATGCAAGAGTTGATCAGACTATGAATCCTAAAAGAATAACTGATAAATTAGGGTTGGGAAAGGCAACATCTAGACCTGCTCTTGAGAAACATTGGAAAGGTGGATACACTAAAGGATATAGACATCAGGCCTGGTTGGGTGAAAGGGGTAAAGAATTTGTTATGGATGCTGATTCTACAGCAGCAATGGATAATGTTTTCCCCCATATGTTGAAGCAACTCAATAGAGGAAATTATGCACAGACTGTTGCACTCTTAAGAAGTTGGCCTCAATATGCTTCGCAAGCAGGACAGAAAGTTGATCTATCAAACAGTGATAAAGAACTTCTTTTGGCACAGGGATCAAAACAGATTGTTCCTGTACTAACTGGTGGTGGAAGTGGTAGAGGTGGTGGTGATCCAATGGCCGCTCTTGTTTTCAATGCATGAATCAACATTGATTAAATAGAGTATAAGGACTAAAAAAAGATGGCAGAGACTAAGGGAACAAAAACAGATACAGGTGCTAATGTCACTAGATTGACAGTTGAAGAAGGTAATTTAAAAAATGTTACCATCAGTGCAAATGGGGGAGGAAACAGTGTTAATATTGCACATCTGATTGATAAATTTAAATATTCTGAAAGTATTCTTGATCCAACTATAAGAGTGCAACTTAGATATGTAGATACTGGAAGTGCACTAGAGGGGAAAGGAATTATTCCAGGACTTCCTCTAGTTGGAACAGAAGAAGTAAGAGTTATTATGGAAGATGCTAATCAAGAGAAAATTGATGTGGAACTTTTTGTTGATGATATTAATCCTCTAGGTGATGACCAACAAAATTCTGTTGTTGATTTGGCACTTGTATCAGAAGAGTTTATTCAAAATGAAGATGGTAAAAAGAGAGTTAATATTAGATTTAATGGAAAAATATCTGACCATGTTAATAAGGTTCTTACTGACCAAAGATTTTTAAATACTCAAAAGAAATGTAGTATCGAACCAACAGCAAATGTATATAATTGTATAGGTGTAAATAGAAAACCTCTTGCCTTTAATTTATGGTTACAAAAGAAAGGTGTTACAACTAAAGCTGATAATAGTGCTGGATTTTTTCTTTGGGAAACTTCTGAAGGTTATCAGTTTAAATCTGTTGATGGATTGTTTGCACAGGAATCTTCAAAGAAATATATTTGGAATAATATTCCTGATGAATCGGGAAAGAACATTCCTATGGGATATGATGGTCAAGTTTTAGAATTAACATCTGATAATAATATCAATGCAAAATCTAAACTGCAAATCGGATCTTATACTACAAGAATTGTTCTTTTTGATCCCTTTAATTGTCATTATGAAATTATTAAACCAACAGTAAAACCACCAGCACCTGGATCAACGAAAGGTAAAGATTCAAAGATGGAACCTGAACTTGCAGCTGAAGAGTTGCCAGTTAAGGTTTTTAATAAAAAATTTGATATGGATTTTACAAGAACCACATATATGTTATGGGATACTGGTGGATTGCCAGAAGGAAAGACTGATAAACAGATTGAGAAATCACAAGAGCATAATCTTGAACCTGAAAAACTTGTTAATCAGGCTTCAATGAGATATAATCAGATGTTTACTCTTAAAAGGAGTATTACAATTGCTGGTGACTTTACTTTGCATGCTGGAGATGCAATTAGTATTGATATACCTCAATTGCAGGCGGATAAAATGAATGATGATCCAGAAGGTGATACTTTGGTTAGTGGACTATATATTATAGTGGATTTATCTCATATTATTACTGCTAATCCTCCTACTTGCTATACAAGAATGAATTTAGTAAGAGATTCTTTGACTCTACCAACAAATTGATGATGAGTAAAACATTACAGGATCATATTGATGATGATAAAAAGGAACTCGAACAAAATGGTATTAATCCACAACGCCGTAGGCATTTACAAAATGAAATAAGTGAATTAGAATTAAAACTACAAATGCAAGGAGAGTCTTCTATGGCAAACCCGATTCAGCACGATCTGGACCATGAAGTTTATATTGACCCTAAAGATCACAAAGAACATATCAATCATGGTATGGTTGAATATAGTGAAGATGATTTAAAGATGAGTGGATTCATGCAGAATCATGAAGGTGATGAAGATGATGGTTGGAAATCCAGACATCAGGATAAGCATTTAGAAGTGTATTGTGACAATCATCCTGATGCACTCGAATGTAGGGTATACGACGACTAATTTATGGAAGGATCAACCTCACTATTTACATCAGGATTTCTAGGAGCCAATTTTAAGTGGTGGGTGGGGCAGATTGCCGATGATTCTTATTGGAGAGAGAATGTTAATCCAAATAAACATGCAGAGTCAAGTCAGATTCCTGGGTGGGGTAGAAGATATAAGGTAAGAATTATAGGACTTCATGATAAGGAAGAGGAGTCCATACATTCTAATGATCTTCCGTGGGCACAGATAATGTATCCTGTTACCGCGGGTGGTGGTCAATTAGCCAAATCACAAACAGCAAATCTCCAGCAAGGAAATTTTGTTTTTGGATTCTTTCTTGATGCGGATGATATGCAAACACCTGTTATTATGGGTGTTCTGGGAAATAATTCTCAGACACAGTTGAAAATGAAAATTGGAACCACGGAGCAAAATTTTGCTCCTACAAGTGGTTATGCAGAAAGAACTGGTAAACCATTAACACCAAAACAAAAAGAAGGTGAAGAACCACCAGATCATGGTAGGAAAGTTCAGCAGCCAATGTCTGCAAAGAACAAGGCTATATGTGGAACTCCACCAGCTAGTGTAAGACTTAATAAGTATGGATTGGATCCTCGTATTGCTTTGTCTAGCATACCTGGTGCAGTTGATGCGGTACAAGCGGCAAGAAATAAAGCAAAAGAGGATGGGTTATCACAGGATGATGAAAATGCTGCTATTGCTAAGGCAGCTCTAGATGCAAAGGCTGCTTATTGTGCTTCAATATCAGGTCCAAATTCTACTCCTGAAGGAATATCACCAGTAGAGCAAGCAGAGGATACACAACAGACTGCAGTAAATGATGTTAAAACAAATGATTTATATTTAGAAAAAATTCATAAGGAAGATCCTTATGATCAGGTTAAGTCTTCAATGAGAGGAATGCAGATTGCACTTGAGAAATTGATGAAGAGGATTAATAAGATTCTTCACACTGCATTGGCATATGTTGATATGGTTTCTAATATTGGTAGTGGTAGTATTTGTGAGCAGATTGAGAAGTTAATGCAGATGACTGCAGATATATTAGCAAGGCATATGAAAGTAATTTTTGATAAGATTAAAGAGTTTATAATTAAGAAGATCAATCAGGCATTAGATGCGCCAACTAATCTATTATTTCCTAATCAAAGGAATATGATGGGCGATATGTCATCACAAATTACACAATTAATTCTATGTATTTTTGAAAAGATTACTGCAGGATTGGCGGAACAACTTTTAAGTGCTATGATGGGTGCTGGAGGAGGTTGTAATGGAGCTGATGGTAGTAGTAGTGGTCTTCCATCAGGTCTTCCATCGGCTCTTACAGGTGGTTCTAGAGGAGAAGATGTCGATCAAAATGCTCCAACTCCTGATAATATGGTTAATAGAGTTCCTATGTGTTATGTTGAAAATCTAACAGGAGATATAATTGCTGCAAATAAAGAAGCAATTGAGGAACCTATGAAGAAGATTATTGCAAAGGTCGATACATTTTTGAATGACATGAAGAATCAGATTGATCTTTTGGATCCTAATCTTGTTGCTGCTAGTGGTGGTTTCCCTTCGATGGATGGTATACTAGGAGATATTTCTGGTGCAATGAACTTTATGAATTTGAAGTTTAGTTTGTTTGGATGTGATGTGGATCCTGTTAAAGCAGCTGCTGATTATTATACTTTTGGAACTGGTGGTGGCGCTGGTGAACAAGCAGATGCATCAAGACTTGGTAATATAAATAAACCTGCAAATAATCCAGGTACAGAAATAGGAAAAGAACCAATTAAACCGATGGCACTTCCTGAACATAAAACTCCCCCGCTACACGCATAATAAATAATACTAATGAAGAAAAAGAACAGAAAATACAATAAGATATGGCATTGAAGAGAGCTAAACAAGTAACTAGTACAGTTTTTGGTAATGTAACCAAGGAAAACATTCGTATTGGATGGATTGATACTGAACAGGGATTTGTAGATGGATATGATCTTTGTGCTGCTAATGATAAGGCTAGAGATGATCCTGGAACAGTTTTTATTTTTCAGGATGGTGATAATACTATCAGATATCTTGATATAAATGAAGTCAATGCATTAACACCACAAGATACAGTAAGTACTACAGATGAATGTGGTGGAGTTAATGAAAAGATTGTATGTGGTCCTCCAAGGATTCAAATTTTTGGTGGAGGTGGTATTGGAGCAGTAGGAAATGCTGTTGTAGGAACCGATGGTACTATAATGGCTGTTGATGTTGTAAGAGGTGGGAATGGATATTCTTATCCACCACAAGTTGTTGCTAGAGATGATTGTGATTATGGAGCCGGAGCAACATTTATAGCAATACTTGGAGATGTTGTAAATCAATGGCAATATTTTGATCAAGCAACTGATTATGAAGAAACTCATCCTCCAGGAGTTTGTAGTGAGTTTACTTGGGATTCTGGTAGAATGTGGGGTCCTAATGGAGAAGATCTTGGTGAGTGGGTTCCAAGTGTTTGGACAAATTTGAGTGAAGATCCTATTCAACAGGAGATATTAAAGTATCAGAAGATTGCTAGAGAAGTTGATAATACTCCATGGTTCCATACAAGAAAGATTAGACCAGGTAAAATAACTTCTGGTGATTTTAGAGTACAACCATCTTGGAATAAGGTTACTGATGCATGCTTTAAACAGCACCATAGAGATATGGGTAATCCAGTAGTACTTCCTGATGGTGGTTGGGGAGACTGGATGAATAAGTATGCAATATCACCAGTCCCTGCATCGAATGTACCAGGAACTGATTATCCAGATATTTTGTTTACATTTGAATGGGATTTACTTTTTCCTGTTACTGGAACTTATAGGATCAAAGGTGCTTGTGATAATGGAGCAAAATTATATATTGATAACAAATATGTATATACTCTGGGTGTTTATACAGGAGCACTATTAAATCCACCTCATAAAAAACAGATTGAAGCAGGTGTTCATAATGTTAGAATTGAACTTATTAATTACCCAGTAAAGGAAACTATTATTGAAAGTGTAAGTGATGAATGTAAAGGTGATATAGTTACTTTTAAAATTAGTAGTGCTGCACAATTTGCTAATCGTGTTGAGATACCAGAGTTAGGAATTGGTGGAGCAAAAGCTTTTGATGGACCGCAAATTAATCAAACAGTTTCAGCGAATATTGAACCAGGTAGATATTATCAGACGATTTTCCATAGTCATGAGACTAAGCATGGTATCCGCTTAAGAACTCAAGGTAAACGTGTTCTTCAGATGGAAGAGCATGATGATATGGATTGGCAAGATATAGTAATAACATCTAGTTGTGGAATGTGGGTTAAGAATAAGGGTGATACTACTCCCCTTGGTGGTGGTCCTCCTGCTACTTCTAGTAAGTCTAAACTTGAGATTAAATATGCTCAATTAAATTCTGCTAATAAATCTATTAAAGTTTCTAATGGTAAAAAGACAATTGAATTAAAGGATAGTGATGGTGATGATGCCAATGTTAGATTTACTATTGTCTCAGGAGATGCAAATTTTTCTGGTGATGGTAGGAGTATAGAGGGTAGAGGAAAGATTGATTTAAATTTATGGTGGGATGATAATCCAGGGTATGCTGGTGAAGCAGTTCGTTCTATTACGATTGGTAAGACAACATGGGTTAAAGAGAAAATACATAAATCCGGTAAGGAGGGCATAACAAAGAGTATTACTCTTAGAGGTAAGAAAGCTGGGGGTGGTAGTGCAGGTAATGTATGTTATTTCTATGCTCCTCCTAAAATTAGAAAGGTTATATCCAAGACTCTTGCAAGAGAGATTGAAAAGAAGCATGTTTTTGATACTGTTTCCTCAATAGGTAAAGGCAATAGACAACTGTGGAGGACTAATGTTTATGGTAGAGGTGGGTTTATAAACGAGTTTGGCGTCACTCCTTTTAGTCCTGTAGCGAATTTGCCTAATAATCCTTATGCAGGAACACATAGGATTGTATGGCCTAATGTTAAGTTTCCTGCAGATGGATCATATAGAATTCGTATAGGAGTTGATGATAGTGTACAGTTACAAATAGCCGATCAAGTACTTATTAATAAGAAAGGATTTGTTGGTGATACTGATAAGTCAACTGGAGAATATGATGAAACACATACTATTAAGGCAGGAACATATGAAATTGTTGCAGATTTATATCAAAAACCTGGCGGTCTTTATGGGTTTGGTAGTATGAAAGGTATCAATCCAATGGCGCTTGCTATTAGTATTGACTCCGCAATTACCACAAAGGAAGTTATTTCAGCAAAACCTTGGTGTGAAAACCCAATGGGTATAGCACTTGCAATTGATGCACCTGAACCAACACCACCACAAGAGATTCCACCACCACAAGAAGGTAGGTGTCCTCCCAATCCAATTTGGTCAACAAGATTTCCAAATGCATCAGAGAGATGGTATCCAGTAACAGGGCATGGGCATTCTGGCCAGAGGAGAGGTTCATGGAGTGATTTTATGGATCGTTATGCACTTTCTCCAGTTAAACCTTTAGATACTCCTGGTAGTGATAGGTCTGGAGTTGTGTATACTAATACATGGCCTCTTGATATTGGTTATGATGGATATTATGCTGTTAAAGGAACAGGTGATAATAAAGGAAGAGTATTGATTGATGATAATGAGATCACTCAATTGCAGCACTTTAAAACTGATTTTCCTAAACCAATAAAAACTTTCTTGAAACAAGGAAAGCATGATATTACTGTTGAGATATGGAACAAACCAATATCAAGATCTTTTACTATCCTTGAGAATATTTTTAAGACTATTGATTGGCAAGGTGGTGCAACTATTTTACAAACTGGTCAGGTAGATGTTACTTTTAATATCAGTACTGGTGCAGAGTTTGCTAATGGAATTCATATTCCAGGACTAGGAATTAATGAGAAGAAGAGGTATAAAGGTGGTCAGTTGAGAAAAACTATTACAAAAAAAGTTACAATTGGAAAAGAATATGAAGTAATTTTGAGTAGTGATCAAACCAAACATGGTATTAGGTTAAGAACTCAAGGTGATAAGGTTCTTCAGATGGAAGAACATGATGATATGGATTGGCAGGACTTGGTATGTACTGTAAGCAGAGGAAAGTGGATTGTTGGTTCAGGTCATAAAGCTATCTTTAAAGTAGAAGCAAACAATATCTTTAGAGGAGTTAATAGTGGGACAACAAAGAATGGTGTAACATATGAAGGACCAAAATTATTCCATCATACTGAAGCAGGTGCGATAGATCCATCAACTGGAAATAAGTCTACACCAACTCGGTGGGCATCTTATATGCAGCATCATTCTGTATCTCCATGGTTCCCTGATCTTTATGCTAACAATCCAGATATTGAAGGGGTTAAAACATATTTGTGGCACAATGTTGATTTCCCTGAAAGTGGTATTTACTCTATTAAATTTGCTGCAGATAATAATGCAAGTGTTCATATTGGAGATCAGTTAGTAGCAGGATCTCATTCTCATCTCTTGAGAATGGATTATGGTTACTGGAAAGTAGGTAAGTGGACTAATGTACAGGTTTCTAAAGGTAAGCATACAATACGAGTAGATAATCTTAATATTCCTCATGAAGGCGACAAGATCTTTATTAATAACCCACGTGGATTTGCACTTATAATCAAATATAATAGGAATATTCAGAGAACTGATATGACTTCATGGAAGACAAATCCAATTGCTGCTTCTGCGATATTGATTGCTCCACCATGCCCTAAACCTATCAGTGGTAAAGGTGTAGTTAAAGAGATTATTACGATTACTGGAGGTAATACTTATACACCACCAGTTGGTATTGGTACAACTGTATCTGTCATAACAGAGTTGACAGATATTGATGTTCCTTTTGGTGGAGAGAATTATGATTGTACAAAGGATAAACTAATAGTTGAACCTAGTAATGGATATGAAGGTAAACTTATCTGTGGTCCTTTTGGTAAGATTACAGGGATTGAGACAATTAGTATAGGAAGAGGATTTACTTCTACACCTTCTGTTAGAATCGAGACAGATACAGGAACAGGTATATCAACACGTCTTATCCTTAGGACTGTTAGAGATCCTATTGTTGAACCTGATGATCCTAGATTGCTTCAGGTAACTGATTTGGCTGGATTGAAACAGACTGGATATTATGATGGACGTGCATATTATGGTGCTGTTTTCTATGAAAATGGTATTCGTTATGCAGGATATTATGATACACCTGGACAAAAGGTACAGATTTATGATACACTTCAAGAGAGTATTGATGCTCAGGTAACTACACGTCCTTCTGCTATTCAGAGGTCTGGTACTGACATAACTAGCAATGATCCACGACTTAATATTCCAGGTACTCCTGAGAATCTTGTATAGAGGTAAAAATATTATATGACATACTCAAATGCAGCAAACACACAATCTGGATTAAGAGATTCTGCTACAGGAGAACTAATTGATGTTGCTGGGATAATGAATACCACAGATTCTACCAGAAATGCAACTGGTGGTTTTGGGAACTTCACATCAACACCCCCAACAAGACATTTAGATGTAAGAGATGGTAGTGGTGCAGAAGCTAATTACTCTGCTTGTACATATAGTAATGTGCATGGATCTATGCAAATAGGTGTTATTGATCAGGTTGCTGCTTGTACTGCAGCCATGAAACTTCAAGGATTTGATGGAAGACATCAATTCTCAATGGATAAAACTGGTCCTCGAAAAGGATATACAACTTCTGTTGCACCTACAAATTTTCAAGTCGGGTGTGGATATGATAAGGATAAGAAAGATGAAACTGCTATGATTTATGCCGAAAATGGTAATTTAAATATTATTGCAGGAAATGGAAAAATTTTAATACAAGCATGCGATATTGAATTTGTTGCTAAAGGTAAGGAAGGTGAAGGAAATATTGTTTTTTCTTCCAATGATAGTATAGTCTTTAAAGATTGTAAGAAATTTCAAGTAACTGCTTCTGAACTTTGGAAAATAGCCACTCCAAAAGATGGATTTGCTGTTGCTAACGGGCAATTAAAAATTATTTCTAAAGTCATTCGTGGTATTACTGTAGGTTGTTCACTAAAAGATGGAAAATTTGGTGATCAAAAAGCCTACATGGAAAATGCTATTGTTAATTAGAGGAGGAAATTATGTCATTTATGTTTGATGATACAGCAACAGGAGGTCAGCAACTTGTTGGCGCTGGACTTCCCATTGCACTTGGTTTAGGTCTTACAAAGATTAGAGGATCATCTTTTATTGAAGGTCCACAAATAGTTGGATCAGCAGCAGCATGGCCTTTTGTTGGTGCAACATTGATGGTTGCTCCTTGTTCAAATTCTGATTTAATTGGACCTCCAAAGATTCCTGGAGCATTATGTACTGGAGTTAATAATCCATATTCATTAGGTGTTTTAGGACCTTCAGCATTAATGGGAATGGTTGACACAACAAGCAATGTTAATGTTGGTATGCATTTGATTGCACAAGGACATGTTATATCTAATTGTGGTGGTCATATCTTAGCAGCAAAGAAGAATTTTGATATTAAACATCCAACGATAGAAGGTTGGAGACTAAGACATACTTGTCCAGAAGCACCACAGAATGATGTATATGTACGCGGAAAGGTTACTAATAAAAAAGAGATTGAACTTCCTAGGTATTGGAAAGGATTGGTAGACACACAATCTATTACAGTATCACTCACTCCTATTGGTGCTCATCAAAATGTTATTGTGAAGAGAGTTGATGAGGACAAAGTATATCTCCAGGCACAAGGTGGAATGCCAATCAATTGTTACTATCATATCTTTGGAGAGAGAAAGGATGGTGAGAAACTCATTCCAGAGTACCAGGGCTTGACACCAGAGGACTATCCAGGCGATAATAGTGAATATAATATAAACACTTGAGATGAAAGTCCATGAAGTTTTTCCTACTGTGGTAGCACAGGATAGGATTGATGTGCATGATGAATTTAAAAATGAATACTTTAATGAACTAAAAACTTTATGGTTCGATGGATATAATAATGAGACACCAGAAAATTCTGGAAAATGTTCTTTACATTTAAATGAAAGTTATCTTGGATTCTTTCAGTCTCTTAAGAGAAGTGTTTGTAGATACTTGGATCTATTAGAAGTAGACCATGAAAAATTAGATATTAATTTTATCAAATCTTGGATTGGTTATCATAATAAAGATATACCTCAATTAAATATGCATTCGCATAATGGTGCTGATATATCATTTACATATTATCTTTCATCAGATGAGACATCAGACAAATTTTGTGTTCATCAATTAACCAACACAAATGAAGTAGCAGGTGCACTATTTGAACCTAGTGATCGATTTAATGTGATGAAAAAGTTTAATAGATATAATTGTAACAACTATACAATTACTCCTCATGAAGGAACAGTTGTTATCTTTCCAAGCACTTTGCAGCATTCTACTTTAAAAAAAGAGAATAAGAGAGACCGATATGTAATTGCTGGAGATATTAAGTTGTGTCTTAAAGCAGAATACAATCTTCACCACCAAAGTATGCCGCATCCTAGTATGTGGCTAACATGTTAATCTAAATAGAGTTAAAAAAATGGCAATACCAAAAACCCCTGCATCAGGATCTGATCCTCTTGTTTTTGTACCAGCAAAAATAGGATCACCGAATTGTGATGACGGACCTTATTGGGGGAGACCATCATCAAGGTATGATTATATTATGAAAGGTTTGACTGGAGATGACGAAAAATATCCAGAAGCTTGTGAACCATGGTATCATTTACATTTTATGGTTGATCAAGTTAAATTGAATTCTTTGCTTTGGGGTGGTGGTGCAATTAATTTGGATGGTACTATTAGTGCATTAGGTGAGATTACTTCTTCAACACAAGTTTCTTGTGGTGATCATCTTTTAACAGAGAAAAAGAATTTTGATATTCCTCACCCAACTAAAGACGGTCATCGATTAAGGCATGTATGTATTGAAGGTCCTAGTGCTGATGTTTATGTAAGAGGAAAACTTAAGGATGATAATGTAATAAAATTGCCCGAATACTGGCGTGGATTGGTTGATCCAGAGTCAATTGATGTTTCTTTAACTCCACTTGGAAATTTCCAAGAACTTTTTGTAGAGAAGATGGAGTGGGGATCACAGGTGATTGTTAAAAATGCTGCAGGTGGTTCAATTAATTGTAGTTATGTCGTATATGGTGAGAGAATTGATTGTGAGAAGAACATTCCAGAGTATGAAGGATTGACAACTGCTGATTATCCTGGAGATAATGGTCAATATACCTTCAAGTGATTGACAGAGGACTCTGTATCCATTATAATGGAGTGAAGTGCTGTAAATTTTATGCAAGAAGATCAGACTGAAAAGAATTTGTATGTAGAGTCCGAAGAGGATGAGTATCTAACACGATGCGTAGTTGATACAAGTGGTCGTAAATTTAATCTTTATTCTAATCTAGGCACTGAAAAGGTGGTTGTTTGTGAGAATATGGATGAGTTTATGGGTGTGCTTACATTTGTGCGAGAGATGTTGAATGATACTACTGAACTAGTGTATGCAGATCCTCTGTAGGAAAATTAACTTTTAATTCCAAAAAAGACGGTAAATTATCCCGGTGGCTTTTTTACTCCCATTACCTTTTGGCAAGGAAATTTCAAATGAGACCGGAAACCAGAAAAGCGATGGAAATGCTATTTCATGCAAAATGGAATATACCAAAAGCAGCAAAATATTGCAATTTAACAAATAAAGAGATGAAAATCACTTTTAACGAATATTGCAATTTTCATGATAGTACATATATTCCAGAAGATAACGCTATCCAGTTGAGTTTGCAGGTTTAGCAATCTGGTGAATGCACCAAACTCATAATTTGGATAAGGTGAGTTCGATCCTCACAACCTGCATATATAAAAAAATAGGAGTGATCCTATGAAGTATAAATTAGAAGAACGTTATGTTTGGATTGATGAGGGTACAAAGATTGTTAAGATGTATTTTATAAATGGTGTTCCCTTTACATTTGATGACCTTCCTGATGGAGCACTATATGATAGAGGTTTGATTGAAATTGCCAACAAAGAGAAAACTTGGGAGATGGATGATCTTTTTAAAGCATATCAGTATTTGATGGCTGAAGAATGCAATCCACTAATATTTGACCTTGAATTGGAAAATCCTGAGTTAATGCCTGTGGACTAATAAATAGATTATGGATATAAAGCTATGGTATTCCAAGTCAATGAAACAATGGCGCTGGACATTGTTGGATACCGTATCGCGTAAACAAGAGTCTGGTCAGAGATATGATTTACGTGAAGCCATGAATGATGTTGCTACTACGGTAGAATATATGAT